AGTTACCATTAGTATCAGTACCCACATCTGGGAATCTAGTTTGATAGTAATATAAAATTTTATTTGTTGAATCAAATTCAATAACTTTTGCGACAGCACCTGTAGAAGCCTGATTGATTTCTTCATCGGCAGTAAATGTTCCTGATACAGATGAGAATATGGTAGCATAAATTTGTCGTCTTGTAGTTGCAGTTGCAACCGTTGATGTTCCAAAATTAGTTGGGTCTCTTAAAAGACCAATTCTTCTAAAATCATTTCCTACACCAATATCAGATGTGCCTTCGACACCGACTAATGATTTATTTAACATGACATAGAAGCCGCCTAATTCTTTTACAGCATCTTTACCATGACCACCTTTTGGTGGAATAATTACATTTAGATTATCACCTGTCCCAGCACCACCAGCATTTGTAGCAGCGATAATATCGGCTGTTCTAATATATGCAAAAGTATATCCAGAACCTGCTGTTGTTACAGTTGCAGTTGCAATCGCACCAGAACTAATTGTTACTGAAGCGACACCACTTGAACCATCCCCACGAATTGGGATTGCAGAAATAGTTGTACCTGATGATGTGTTAAAACTTGAACCTCCAGCAACAACTAAGATTGTGTCTAACGCACCATCAACGGCAGCAGCTGATACGGTAGAATCTGTTGATACATGAATAAAGTCAGTTGACATAAAGTTTAGAGTTTCAGCAGATGTTAAAGAGTACATATACTTCCATCTATATCCATCAGATGTTTCGAAAATTGAGTTTGATGTAGAAGTTGGTTCTACTGTCGAAGCAGTTGCACCATCATTTTCTATCACTTTGTAGACAGCAAAAGAGCTGTTCATTACCACATAAGACGAATCAAATAAATTCGTTGCGCCACTATTAGCAGCGTTAGAAGAACTGATGTTATGTTCGTACATATCATAAGTTGTTCCTGTTGTCCAGTTTCTTCGTGGTATACAATGTGATACATCACTTGAAGTTATTATTTTTGCACCTAACATATCATCATAGTTGTAAAATTCTGATGTTACATCATCATTAGGTGTTGGTGGGGAAGCGTCTGTTCCCTCGTTAATTGAGTTGCCTTGAGCATCAGCGTCTGTTGCCCAAGAGTGTGCTCTTCCTATGAACAAATAATATGTCGTTGCAGCCGTTTCACTAAAAGATTCTACGAACTGTTCGGCATTATTTATTCTAAATTTGTTTGTTACTATTGCTGCCATTTTAGTTTCCCATTAAATATTTATGTTCTATGTTATTATTTATAAGAGTTTATGAAGGCTCTTGGGTGATGTCTGTAGGAAAAGCGAAATTGTTTTTATGATTTAGATTACTGTTAGTCCCTTCTAAATCTGATATTCTCATAGTTTCTCCGTCAACATTTGTATTCAAAGTTCCTGTAAATCTTAATTGTGCCCAATCTGCTATAGTTGTACTTGCAGAAATACCAAATTCACTCGCAAGTACGCCTGATTCATTTTCTAATTTAATATTAGAATCACCTGTTTCTGTATGTCCCTCTAGTAATATACCATTATTGTGGGCGTATCTAGAAAAAGGTGCTCTTAAATTCCTTTGTCTTGGTCCTGCGTATGCAAAACCATTACTTACGTCTACATTTCTTACTTTATAACTATTTAAACTGTAAAAACTGTTTCTACTTCTTTGTTCGGTTTCTATTGTAGTTTCTGGATGTAAGTTTAATTCTTTTTCTGTATTTGTATTTGGGTCATTAAAATCATCTGAAACATTTACAGGTATACCTGCTCTTGCAACAGCTGATGATAATAATGTTTTACCATCTAACTGAACATTATTACTCATGAATTTTAATCCAACACCTGTTCGTCTACCAAAGAATGTAGAGAATAGAGTATTCAATCTCATGTAGATAGGACTATCTTCAGTACCAGAGAACAATCCTTGAGACAATGTAGCACCAACTGGTCGTCTAACTTGAACGTCTAGTTGAGTTGCAATGTTCACTTCTCCAGTTACATAGAATCCAGTAGGGTGAGTTGCTTTCTTAATAGCGTCTCGCCACTTAGTAATTGATTCTGAAACTTTTATAACATATGAAAAATCTTGATAGTATAAACTATCTTGAATTTTTTTAGTTAATTCTGATAAATGACCATCTTCAGCAATATATTTTCCTGCTGTTTGTATTCTTGTATTGATTGCTGTTGTTCCGGTAAGATTATTTGATTTAACTACAATCGCTGTTGTGCCGCCAGAAAAAGTAACTGTATCATCTTCTTCTAGTACACTTGTTGTTGCTGTGTATTTTAAAACAGGTGCTGTAAAGTCAACAACTGTTCCTGTTGCACCACTTACATTACTTGTGAATGTTTCATCTTCAGTTATTGCACCTGAAACTGTTTTAAGAATAGCATATTTAGGAAACGCAAGTGTTGGTGCTGATGTAAAATCAATACCATGTTCAATGATACTTAATGATGTTGCTTTTCCTATATCATCGCCATAAGGTATAATGGTAGTACTTGCACCATCAAAAGCAATATCTGATAAAAGTCTTCCACCTGTTTCTAATTCTATTCTACTAAAAGGCGCTACTATACTTGATGTAGAATCCTCTAAAGAAATAAATCTATCACCAGAAACTGTTGCTGTAGGTAATGTAGTATATCCACCACCACTTGATATCATTCTAATATCTGTTATGTCTCCACTACCAGTAGAGTTTTCTTGAACTATTTTATCACCAATATGTAATCCATCATCTTGTGTTTCATCTTCTAATACAACATGGTCATCATCTTCCATATCGTAAGGAACATTCGGTTGTGAGTCTTGATTTAAGATAAAGAAAGTATCTGATACTTGATTATCATCCTCTTCACTTAATAGATGTCCAACTTCATTCTCTAATTCAAATCTAATTTCTGTCTCAACTTCTTGCGAAGCAGAATCTAAAAGTTTACATGGTTTTCCATCACTACTAAATCCAACAGCGTCTTCTAATACTATATCACCAGAACCTGAACCTGTAATTGTTCCTGTTTCTAATTCACAATGTACAGCGACACTTCCTGTTTCTGGTGCGAAACCACCATTTACAACAGCAACTTTTGCTTCAGCTGTTCCTGAACTAAATGTTAATACATCTCCTTCTTGATAACCTGTACCAGCCACATTGACGATAACCTCATCAACACCTGCACCAGTTATATCTAGAACTTGAATACGAGCACCTGAACCAGCGCCGCCTGATACTACTGCCTCATCACCAACCGATACTGTTGCACCAGGGTTTGTGATTGTTGTTGATGATACTGCTTGACTTACTGAAAGTTTTATAATCTCGTTAGGGTCATTAAAGTTAGCACCTTCAATTATTTCAGCATTGACAAAAGTACCGACAGTAGTTTCATCATTAATTTCAATCTCAATAATCTCTACAGCACCCTCTCTAAACTTGGTAACATTTTCAACGATTGCTGTTGCGTCATTTATATTATCATCAGCAGGATTATTTGATTGCTTTATTTGTTGACCAATTAAAAATATTGGATTGTTAATTGATTGTGCTGCTGTCTGTGTGCAACGAAGAAATGTATTTGTAGAAAACTTACCATCAGATACTCGTAACATATCTTCATTAGGTTTGTATACCTCTGAAGGTTCATTAAATAACATTCTGAAAAATGCTTTATGAGCCTTATCTGTTCCCTTTGCACGATATAAAGATTTGATGTTCTTAATTAATTTTCTTGTATTTAAACTAGAGTGTGTATCTTTTGGAATAGTTTTAAGAAACTCTTCCTTCATTTGCGATAAGAAATCTTCTATCGTATGGTCAGGGTCAGAATAGTTTAAAAGTTGTTGAATGTTCTCAACAGGATTTGCACGATATTTACCTACAATTGCTGTAGCACCAGATGTTGCACCAGTTACAGTTTCGCCTGTAATAAAAGCATTATTTGCTGAAATGGTGTATCGTGAATTAGCAAAATCTTCAGCAAGAATAGTTGCTGTAGCACCTGATGTTGCACCAGTTATTATTTCACTTTTTTGTAGTGTACCTGAAAAAGAAAGTTGTTCATCTACAAGTTTATCACCTGCGTCTAAACTAAAAGCATTTGTTCTATCTAATAGGACAAAATTACTAGTTGCACCTTCGCCTTCTAAAAGTATATTGTCTACCGAAGTAAAAGATGATAATTGTATTTCTGCTGATTCTAGAAAAAGATAATAAGACTTTATAAACTCAGCAAATTTAGGATGCTCTTCAAGAACAAACTCTGGTAGTTGTCTCTTAACTAAGTTTGATAATTTTTTCTTATTTGTTTTTTTAAATGTTGCCATTGCTATCCATTACCATTAATATGATGAATAACTACTGGTTGTTGTATAAGAAGTTCCTGCCTGTGATGAACCACTTTCAACAGTATCAATATTACCAGTTACAGTTGAGTTAGAGATGTCTATCTCTATAACTTGATTACGAACTGGAACAACATCATTAGAATCAGGAATAGTAAAAATTCTTATTCTTGTACTAGCAGAACCATCAATATTTGAAATACTTGTTATATTTGCTGATGTTAAAATTATTTCACCAGTCGTATAATTAACAGTACCAAAACTTGTACTTGTATAAATTCTTGTTGTGCCACTTAAATAGTAAACTCTAATATTACCTGCACCGTCATCATCTAAGAAATGTTCGTTAGTTGAATCATCATTACTAATTTTAAAACCTGTTGATGATACGACACCACCGCCTGTCGTGTTATGACCTGAGTGAGGATTATAAAATGCGTTGTTAAATGAAAGTGTATATTTTAGGGATTCATTTAAAGTTGGTGTGATAAACTTATATAATTTAACAGTTGTAATATTACTTAAAATAGATGTATCAGCATTATTAATATTTTCTAATAATTTTGAGTGTCTAAAAATACCAGTAAAGTCTTGTAAAGCGTCTTGATTGTAATTTGAAATTACTGTTAATACATTTGTTTGAAGTGTGCTTACATCTTTTGTTGTTGCACCAGTATCATATTTAAAATTTGTGTTAAGTGTAAGATAAGTTATTTCTGGGTCAATAATTACTGGTCTTATAGAAGCAACAGCATATTGTTTAAGATTTGTAACGATACTTGCCTTTGTTGTTTCTGTTAAGTTTGAACCTGATTTTGCTTTGATTGATATATAAACTTTACCATAATCTGGTATAGCTGCGTCCTCACCACCATATACTTGTACGGCTTGAGCATTTGCATATAAACTTTTAACTAGAACTTTATAATCGTCTGCTGTTACAGCACGGTCTTGAGCTGTATAATCTCTTGGTGCATTGTACTTAATAGATGTGATTGATTCAGGAAGAGAACCTCCCCCAGCATCACTAACAGTTGTTACAGTTGCATTAGAAAATCCGCCAACTGAACCATTTAATGTAAATGTTGTGGCACCATTTGCTTCTGTTCTATTTGTATTGATATAATCTGTAATAATAATATTACCATCAGCAACTGCTTTTCCTAAAACATTATCGCCAAAAGTAACTTCGTATCTTCCATTCTCAACTTCTTGTAAAAAGAAAACTCTAGATGTTGAATCTAATCCTGTAATACCAGTTGCTAATGTATAGGTGTTTGTTGTAGAGTCTGAAGATGATTCTTGAACTTTAACAGTTAATGTATTTGTATCAACACTATCATTTGGTATAATAAATCGTTGGTCGATATCAGACGTGTTTACTGTGTATTTAAAATTTAAATATGTTCCTTCAAAAATATCTACATTACTAAACTTATAAACTCCATCAACAGGTGTAATACTTAAATCAGCATTATTTACAAAATTATAAGAAGTACCATTAACAGTTGTTGAAAATTGCGTTCCTCTTACCATAGTAAGTGTAGAACCAACAGCATTATTAACTGTTACATCAATTACAGCCTGTGAAGATGTAGCACTTATTGGGGTGTAACCAACTGCTTTTGCTTTTGATACAACACTTGCTCTTAAATCAGCACTATCTAAAAACATTTCATTTGCTAACATATTAGCATTGAACCCAAGATAGTGAGTATTGTAAGCGAGCATATCTAAAAGAACTGCCATACCAGAACCTTCGAAGTCGTAATCTCTAAACTCGTCTTGTTGTGATAAAAAGTTTTTTAGATTTGCTTTGATTCCATCAAAATCTAATTCTGATATTTCTAATTTAGTTGCCATATTTTTATCTTAGTCTTTCTAAAAATGATTCCATTTCAACTCTCTCTGGAGTGTTGATTACAAAAAAAGATATTGAAGCTCTATATCCATTTCTTTCAAGAGAAGGTTGTACGTTTATCTGAACCAATCTACATCTCGGTTCAAAGTTTTTTATTAATAAATCAATTTGTTTAGAGAGAGCATGAGTCATTTGTGGAGTGATATTTTCAAATAACATCGCTCTCAAATTAGAACCAATCTCAGGGTGAAATGGTCTCTCATAATGATTAGTGTTAATTAAATTTCTAACACTTCTTTTAACTGCCTCAACATCACTAAGTTTTTGAATATCTTTTGTAGCAGAATTGGCTTGAAAATCTAAATCTAAATCACGATAGATTTTAGCGCTTCTTTTACTTTCATTACTTTGTGTTGCGTCATATCTTGACATTTAGCAATCTCTCCTATGCTATATTTATACCGTTATCCACCAGCAAATACATTACCTGACCCAGCAGCTACAGATGTGCATCCAGTTAGACTATCTCCAACACGACCGCATCCTTTACCATTAACTTTAACAGTTCCTGAACCTGAAGCAATACCAGCATTATGAGCAGGGCAAGGGTCACCAGGTAGTGTGTGTATGGTGTTTACATCTCCTTGTCTACTAACAGGTCTGCCATTTGCAAAAACATTTCCAGAACCTTGTGCCCTAACCATTCCTGAACAATGGGCGACATCAGCATCTCCGACTCTTGTTACTGCTGGCATTTTACATCTCTAAACATAATAAGAAGCCACAGCACTTCTGATTGATTCATATTCGTTATTGACCACATGCGTAACAGTAAAATTATCTGTGCCTCCACTATGAGTTACAGTAACAGTATATGACTTCGTAACAAAAGCTGCTGTATCTTGATTTAAATTATAAAATAATTTGTTACTAGGAAGATTATCAAGTCCAATCACAGTTGTGGGCGAACCTGCTAAATCACTACTTCCTTTTTCAACATATTTAAATTCATCAGTAAAAGAATCTTCATAAGTTCCTACAAGTGTACATGATGATGTTCCTGCAGTCATAGTAATTCCATTATGTGTTGTTGATGATACAGAAGTAATAGTTTCTGGTGGAACAGTATCGGTGGTAAAACCAATTGTTGCATTAATTGTTCCAAGTCTTTCTGTTTCTGTTACAACTGAACCAGAACCAGGACTAACACTTACACTAATACCCATTTTTAGTTTTTCTCTCTTTTCATTAACTCTTTTAACTTGTCATTGTAAGTTGCCATCTCTTCATGTTCTTCCTTTGTGTGAGGAGACTCAGGAGGAGTTGGTTCAAATCTTATAACATTATCGAAACTTTCAGGTATGTCGTCATAGTTACTAAATTCTAAAAAATGACCTTTGTCTCTAATTACAAAAATGCCTTGCATTATTTTTTCTTCTTCTTCTTTGGTGCTTTACCGCCTACCCATGCTTCATTGTAGTTTTTTGTAGATTTATCGTCTGCTTTGTATTTACCTTTTTCTCTGGCACGTTTAGACTTTTTAACTGTTGGTGCTTCCTTGAAAATGCTCAATAAGTTTGATAAAAATCCCATAATAATCTCCTATTTCTTTTTAGTAGTTTTCTTTTTCTTCGTAACTGGTTTTAAAACTTCTTCAACAACCGGTTCTTCTTCAACAATTGGTTTTTGTACTAATGCAGGTTTGGTTATTTCCATACCTTCAACATTTACTTTACCTTCATTGACTAATCTTTGTCTATTCTCTAAATGTTTTGGTTGAATCACTTCCTTGTTACCACCTGAGTAAGCAACAGCGTGTCCTTCTTTCATTAATTTAGAAGTTAGTAAATCTCCTTGTGATGTTCTAAAATCACCAAGAATACGACCAAACTTACCTCGCATTTCTTCATTACCATCACCTTTAACTTTAGATATTAGAGTAGCACCGTCACCTAATAGATGTTGTACTCTCTCTTTTGCAGCTAAACCGAAAATCTTTTCGATTTTATCACTTGTTCTTGATTCAGGAGTATCAATGCCTATAATTCTCACTCTTTCATCATTGAGCCATATACCAAAACCTAAATCTATGTCAATATCAACGGTATCGCCGTCAACGACTTTTCTAATTTTACATTTATACTCGTACATTTGATTTTTCCTTTATTTTTATATAAACTATTTATAAGAGCTTTACAAAAACTTGAAAATATTGTATAATAGTAATAAAAAAGATAAAAATACCAAAAAAATAGGGTTTTTTTCCATTTTTTACTTGACAAGGGGGTATTTCTAGTGTATAATGTACATATAAATGAAAAAAACGCAGAAAATAAGGGTTTTTAGAGTGCGACAAAGTGCGCCCCCTAAATCGTTGAAAAATAAAGGTTTTATTTCATGGAATAATCCATTTTTCGCTTGCATTACATCTTATTTTCTTGTATAATATGTGTATATTATGAAAAAAACAACAAAGGAGTACAAATAATGTCTAAAACTAAAAACTACTACTGGGACGAAGCTGAAAAATTCGTAGACTCAGTAGTCGAAAACCTTAAAAAAGGTCTTATCGACAAAAACGAGGCTAAGAAAGAAATCTTAGAATCAGATGTTGCTCTTGATTTGGTTAATATCAATGCATTTAACATTGATGAAGTCATTGACAACGAACTGGAAACTGCTTAATGATTTCCACTAGTAAAAGTTAATGAAAAAAGACTTGTTCTTACCTTACTTTTACGATATAATTGCTACATAAACAATTGAAAAGGAACTAATACATTATGAAAACACTAGTTACTAAAAAATCTACTTCTCTTTTATCTGGCATCAAGAATATGATGGCTGGTGCTAAAGAGAACTTCGATTTCTGGACTGCACCTAGAGACGGTCAACCTAAATCTTCTTACTGTCTTGAACAACTTGCTGATTGGGACTCAAAAACAGAAGTTAAAATGGGTCGCAAATACGTTAAAGTTATACAAGATAGAAGTGTGTTTGCTTTTATCGTTAAAGAAGATGACGGCAAATTTAAAAAAGGTGATATATTGAAAGCCTCTGGTTACAATGCACCTGCTTTAAATCAACCAAGAGGAAATGTGCTTGACGGTAATTACTATATCGCATGGACTGGTCCTCTTTACTTAAACTAAACTGAAGGAAAACTATATTATGAATAAAATACAATTAATCAAAGCTGGCATACAGCAACTATCTCTAAAAGAACTTAATGAACTTTCTAGTTTTATTAATGATTGCAAGGTATTAAATGCGAAAGCAACTCTAAAGGTTGGTCAAAAAGTTAATGTTGTTCAAAAGACTAAAAAGACTCCTGGTATAATTACTAAAATTAATCAGAGTAAATGTCTTGTTGATATGCTTGGCAGAATTTATAGAGTGCCAATGTCAATGCTGGAGGCCGCATGATAGAAATAATGAAAGAAGTTTTAGCTGATAACCTCGTTGAGGTTATCTCTGAGATGAACCAAGAACAAAGAGATAAATTTGTAAAAGCTTTTGTCTCTAAATGGCCTGAACTTGCAGGTCAAATTTCTTTCAGTATTGATGCTAACTTACAAGATGTTGAGGTTAAAGACCCTGCATTAAAATTAGACCCTAATAAAAAGGCCTATATTGTTAGACAATCAGAAAGAGTATATACAAGTATTGGTATTGACAGGAGGTAATGAGTGTTAATTAAAATAGACGATAAAGTAAATGTAAACCAGTGTGAATATGGAAGAGAAGGTAAGATAACTGACATATCAATCGCAACAAAGACAGGTGACCCTGCTGGTGAACTTGGTGTACAGATACAAGAATACGATACTGAACTTGATTATGCAGGTTCAATCGGATATGTAACAGAGAACGGTGACCACTATTGGGCATACTTCTCGCAAATTGTAAAGGATATATAATATAATGGTTCATGATGAAGAAAGACTTATTACGGCAGTAATAACTCAAGCAATTGAAGATACTTTGTACACGGGAAAAAGACCCAGGCATTTAAAACACAAGGCCGATGCAATCGACTGGATTCTTAATGAAGAAAGTGAAGACCATTGGTCGTTTCTAAACTATTGTGGTATGCTTGCTTTAGACCCAACTAAAATACAAAAGAAGGTTAGAGGATTTACTGACCCTAAATTATCTGACTCTCAAAAATTAATGATAAAACAAAATATGGTGAAAGGAAGACAATATGACAATGAACAAAATCAAGTACAAGTTTAACGAAAATGTAATTGTAAATGATGTTATGGATTATGTGAATAAGACCTATGAATCACATTACGCTCAAACTAAAAACTATCAGGCAACTGAAATTATTATTGACCAAGGTCATGGTACAGGTTTCTGTATGGGCAATATCTTGAAGTACGCCCAAAGGTATGGCAAGAAGCAAGGTCGTAATAGGGATGACCTGATGAAAGTAATACATTATGCAATCATACAATTGTCGCAAGACCACTATAAAGTTTTAGATGGTTTGACTAGTGATACACCACCTGAAAAATTTACCAAGTTTAAAAGTGTGATAGCAGACGATTTACTGAATAAACAGGAAGATATAACTTACACATTTAATTGGAATAAAGCATGATTACTATAAAAGATTACATACGTGGATTTGTTTTGAGTATCTTACTTTTAGTTTTATATGTGACAGCATGGTTTGCCAATAATACTTGGTTACTTGGATTCTAGTTGCTGTTAAAAATATTCAATAAATTAACAACAAACTGGCGTAAGAGATTAGCTACGCTTTTAGGTTTGCTTATAGTACTACCTGTATCCCCTACTATCTTTATTATAACTGTCTGGTGGAATACTTACGGAGTGTAGGTCAGTCTGGTAGACCGCTACGTTTGGGACGTAGATGTCGCAAGTTCGAATCTTGCCACTCCGACCAATTACTCAGCTAGCTTAGGTAGGTATCTCAAAGGACGTACATGAGTACTTATAAGAACCAAGATTTAGAGATATACAAAAAATTAATTAATTAAAGGAGAAAAGTATGAAAAATTTAGATACAATTTTAAGAGCTGCAGTAGCCATTCTTGTAGCAGTCATAATAGTTGGTTTTATAACAGGAGTTTAATATGGCAATAATACACCCAGGAAAACGTAAAGCGAATCCAGATGCAACATGCAATGGTAAGCCAAGAATTAAAGGTTGGTCTAAATCTAAACTAGAAGACGCAATAGAACAATTATCAAGTGCTAGAGGAAGGTCAGCGGTCGGTAAGAATAAAGAGAAAGCAAGATATCTTAAAGAGATTGAGAGAAGATTCTCTTAGGGGGGAGAAACGAATCTCATAACCGCCCGCTAAACGGTCTTTAGAATCGTCTTGATATCATAGTACCCCTATAAAACGAAGAAAAAAGAATTAATTATTGACGGGTGCGTTTGCACGCCATTGATAACATGACCAGTATCTTGCTGTTGTCTTA